GAGCAGATATTATAATTTGCGATGATATTCTGAATCAAGAGAACAGCCGAACCCACGAACAAAGAGAGAAACTTAAAGATTGGTTTTATAATGTTTTAATGCCTGTGTTAATGCCGAATGGTCGTTTGATAGTAGTTGGCACGCTATGGGATGAAAATGATTTATATTCCGACTTGATGAAAGACGAAACTTTTGATATTAGGTTGCGAATGCAAGCGGTATTAAGGGAGGAATTACTGTGAACTATGTAGAAAAGATTTTATCTCCAGAATTGATTAAGTATTACAAAATAGATTTAGATAATCCCGTAATGTGGAAGGAATTGTTTAGTTTAGACAAATTAAAAGAAAAGAAAAAATTAAACAGTTTGTCGTTTTATAAGCAGTATCAGAATGTAATTTTGAGCAGAGAAGACGCAATTTTTACAATAGACCATATTCGGAGCGCTAAAGAACGAGGCAAAAATATGCATTTTCTCGGCAGATATAATGAAGCGAAATGGCATTATGGATCTAATATCCGGATAACCGCAGTTGATTTAGCAATCAGCAAAAGCGATACTGCGGATTATACCGCTATCGTAACGATTGCTGGATTAGAAAATGGTGATATAATAGTATTAGACATACGGAGAGGGCATTTCAGTCCGTCGGAAACCCGTAACGAAATAATTGATGTATATAATAGATTAAAGCCGTATAGGATAGGAATTGAGTCCGTAGCTTACCAAAAATCAATGTTTGACGATTTGAAAGAATCAACAAATATGCCGGTTGTGGCTTACAAAACAGGGACAGAAAAGTATGATCCGTTAATGGGAGTTGCAAGTTTGTCCATAGATTTTGAAAATGATAAATGGATTTTCCCGTATGATAAAGAATTTCCGAAAACTTGCGAAATGATTGATATTTTATCAGACGAAATGTTAAGATATTACCCGTCAAAAGATGTTCATACTGGAGATATTTTAATGGCTTTATGGATTGCCGTTAGGTTATTAAGAGAAGCTAAGAAAACTTCTCTTAAGAACATAGTTAATGTTAAAGGAATGTATAAAAAAGTTGATATTTAAGGAGAATAATGAAAAAGAAAATTACTTTGAAGCCAAAAATGAACTGGTTTCAAAAAATGCGACAAAGATATCAAATTATAAAAGAAATGATAGGTCGTACTGATGTAGATATGTGGTCTAAAGCAACATCTATTTGGAATGTTTATAAAAATCCTATCATAGACGACAGCAAGGTAAATTATGCACTTGCAAGATCCTTTTATTATGCAAGCAAGGTAGTTGATAATCGGACTGGTAAAGAATATGGCGCTAAATTTATTTTAGGAGCGGTATTTTCAAAACCTATTGTGAACTCAATTACTAACTTTACGCTTAATAAACCGCTGCAAATAAAATGTGACGATGAATACACACAACAAATAGTGAATAGTTGGTTGAGAGACAATCACGGTCTTATACTGCAGGCGACAAGGAATGCGTTTAGAGACGGAGATTCTTATATCAAAATAGATAGTGCTGCAAACGGCAGTTTAATAGCTCCTGAATGCGTAGATAAGATTGTGGATTATAGAAATATAAATAACTTGCTTGGTTATGATATAACTTATGTTTATAACGAAGATGACAATCCGACCAAACAAAAGAAAATTAAAATTGAAATAAGGCAGGATTACAAAAGAACTTACGAAATAACCGATAATAAAAAAGAATTGATTAAAGAGGAAAAATATAAAAACAAACCATTTGAAATAGTGCAGATTTCAAACGAACCAGAACCGAATGCTCTATACGGGAATACCGAATACCAATCCTGTATTACGCTTATGGCTAATTATAATGCTGTTTTAGAAAGCGCTATACAAAATCATATTTATAATTCTACTTCAGTTCCTTCAGTTGAAGGCATTGAGAATATAGAGGAATTTTATCAGAAAAACGGGACTTTGAATGAAAATGGCGAATATGAGATTGAATGGGATGGCAAAAAAATGTTTGTGCTCGGCAAAGGCGGATCTATTAAAATGATTGAGGGAGCTGATACATCTAAAGGAGCTGAAACTCTTTTGAATCTTATATTTTGGTGTATTTGCCAATCGTCAGAAACTCCAGAATTTATATTTGGCACTGCGGTTCAATCAAGCAAGGCGTCTGTATCCGAGCAAATGCCGGTTATGATTGCCAAAGCCCAAAGAAAGCAAGCAGTTTTGGTTAAGTATTATAGGAACTTAATAACATTATTGTTAGACCGTTTAGCTAATACTGATAGTAAAGTCAAAAAACATACCGAATTTGATGTTATACTGCCTGATATTGTAGATGAAGACAAAAAGACCAATTTAGAAATAGTTAAAGTACTGCTTGAAAACAATGTTATTACTAAAGAAACCGCAGCTCGTATTATTGGTCTTGGAGAATGGGTTGATAACATTGAAGACGAAGTCAACAAAGCCGTTGAAGAGAAAAAAGACACGATTCAGAATGAATTGGATTTAACTGGAATAGCCACAAGCAACAGAGCGACTGAAGAAAAAAAGTAGGAGGGTAAATGGCGAGAATGCCAGAAGATTTACGCAAAATCTTGCAAAAGCAGGAAGATGATATTGATAAATTGTTAACAGAAACCAAAAACAAGTTCTACGAGGTTGCAAGAAAAAATAGCACAAATCCGAATAGGTTAGCTGAAATGGCAAGCTATATTATGTTGAGCTTTATAACGGCTTACACATATATTTTGACGCAAACGAATTTGAAAGTAGTCCAAGCGGCTGGTAAAAAATCTAAATCAGAATTGAACTCTATGTTGTACAGGATAGGGATTAAGAACAATGTTCTTGTGGCACAGTTCAACAAAGAAGTTAATGGAATTATATCAAAATACGGCGTTAAAGCGATTCTAAAGCGGAAAATCGGCAAAAATACTATTGAATACCATATTAAAACGATTTACAACGGTTCAGTGAAAACAGTGCGTAATATCGTAGCTGTCGGAGTGTCTAAAGGTAAATCTGCCATAGATATTGCAAAACAAATTGAACAATACATAAGACCGACTGAAAGATTAACGCGAATCAGCCCGTTTGAATGGTATCGTAAAAGATTTGCTTCGTATAAAGTAAAAAATTTGAAACAAATTCCGCCTGGTTCTGTAAGTTATAATGCATTCAGAATAGCCCGCAGTGAAACGGCAAGAACTTATCAAGATTATTTGGTAAAGATGAATCAAGACAAACCGTGGGTTTATGGTTTTAAGTGGAATTTATCAGCTTCGCATCCGTTCCCCGATATTTGCGATGTATGGGCAGAAAAAGATTATGGAATGGGGGCTGGAGTTTATAACGCTGATAATCTGCCAATAGACCATCCGAACGGAATGTGCTATGTGACAACCGTTCAAGTAGCTCCAAAAGATTTCAAGAACTATTTGAAAACAGGCAAAAAACCTTATAAGCCAAAGTTCAAAGGTAAAGTACCAGATTTAGACGATTGGAATAAAGCGAAGAAAGGAACATCGCCACAATCAGCAATAAGAAAACTAAAATGAATATAGAATTACACGGATTATTATATGGACATTCTGGATTTGCTCAAGCGTTAAGAAATATAGCGTTGAATCTTGATAAGTTGGGTTGCAACATTAAAACATTTCCAAACGATATGCTGGATTATAAGCATTTAGAAGACACTACTGCTTTAGAACGCCTTGATAAAATGTTGGTAAATGGATTTCCAGACAAAAAAAGCATAGCAATACATCTAACCCATCCGTTAGGTCAAAAACGAAGCACGGCGCAATACAATATAGGTTTTGCTATGTTTGAAACAGCAGAAATGCCTATGGAATTTACGAAACATCTGCAAGACGAGATGGATGAACTATGGACTCCGAGCAGTTTTAACAGAGACCAGTTTAGACAGACGGGATTTACAAAGCCGTTATGTATTATGCCGTTAGGAGTGAACACTAACGAGTTTGACCCAAGAAAACACGATACGCTAATGATAAGCGATCGTAAAAAATTTATGTTTTTGTCTATTATGGGATTTAGCGAAAGAAAAGGCGTTGATCCGTTAGTAACGGCATTCTGCAAGGAATTTTCTGGAGATGAAGATGTATGCTTATTTATTAAAGGCGGCTGGTATGATAAGAAAAAAGGTGCTAAATATATCAATGAAATAATTAAAAAATCAGGCAATCCGAATCCGCCAAGAGTTATGTTCAATTTTGATTTAATAAGGCAAAAGCATATACCGAAATTGTATAAGTCAGCAGATTGCTTTGTACTGGCTTCAAGAGGCGAAGGTTTTGGGTTAAATTACTGCGAAGCAATGAGTATGGAATTGCCAACAATAGGAACTTATTGGTCTTCTGTTACTGATTTTATGAATGAAAAAAATTCGTTTCCGTTAAAAATAAACGGAGTTAAAAGAGAACCGAGATGCGATTGGATTACAGAACAATATAAAGGAAGAGAATTTGCCGATCCAAGCGTAGAGCATCTGCAAGAGTTAATGAGGTTTATTTATGATAATCCGAAAAAAGCCAAATCAGTAGGCAAATATGCCAGAAAGTTTATGATTAAAAATTACGATTGGAAGGTATCAGTTAAAAAAATGTACAAAAGATTAAAACAAATAGAAAGGAGCTTATAATGTTTATGGATTATAAAACCGCTGTTATATTATTGGCTATTATTTTTCTATTAGGGTTTTTAGCGGGGTATTTATTATGAAATATACAGAAGATTTGTTAAAAAAGATAATTGGCAATAATAAAGGAACTGAAAGAGAAGTTGAAATCCCGTTTATGTTAGCACACTTGCCAGAACCGCCTTTGAAGATATTAGATGTTGGCTGTTCGCACAGCAACATAATCTACGAATTAGATAAATTAGGTTATGATATTCACGGCATAGATATGGTGCAATGCAATCCAGCTTTTGAAAAATTTTATCTTGGAGACGCACGAAATATGCCGTACAATGATAATGAATTTGATTATATATTATGTATCAGTGCTTTGGAGCATTTCGGTAAAGTAGGCACTCCGTATAAAACCGATAAAGTTGAAGATCTGACGGCGGATGTAAAAGCAATGCGTGAAATGTATAGGGTATTAAAAAAAGGCGGGAAGTTGATTTTAACTTTGCCTGTTGGGTATGGAGAACCGCACTGGTATATGTGGGTTAGGTTTTATAATGAAGAAGTATTGCAACGCATATTAGGAGAATTTGACATAATCTCAATCCGGTATTCGTATTTATTGAAAAAGAACGGCAAAGAACAGTGGCATACAACCAACAAAGAAACTGCAGAAAACATATACAGCAAGGACAAGATTAACGCCAATGTAAGTTTATTATTGGAAAAATGAAATTAGGAATTTGTGCGATAGCATATAACGAAGCAGAACATATTGATTTTTGGTATAAACATCATAAAAACTTAGCTGATGAGTTCGTGCTTGTAGATACTGGCAGTAAAGATGATACTGTTAAATTAGCGGAAAAGTATCCGATTAAGATTTTTAACTATAATTGGCAACATCATTTTGCTGAAACAAAGAATTTTGCTATACAGCAAAGCAGCTGTGATTGGATTCTATTTTTATCTCCTGATTATTGGATTGATAAAAAAGATTTTCCCCAAATACGCAATGCATTAAATAATAAAATTTTAGCGTATAAACTGCCGTTTAAGCATTGCGTAGTTGATTGGTTTGATACTAAACATACTAAAAATGGTACAGATTATCAC